AATGAAGGGAAGGGGCATTAGGAAGCCACAGGAGCAACGATAGGGGGGGGGGTAGGCTCACCCATAGGGGAGCCAGAGTTTTCCGCGCTAACGCGCTCAGAGGGGCGTAGAAGCCCCATTTTAGACATCTCGTCACGATTAGCCGGATCAGAACAGAAGTCCACGAACCGACCGGGGTCATTAAGAAAGCGGAACCGAATGTCCGCAGGTAGAGCCATGAACGACTCATTAGCCTGAACAATAGCGTTTTGGGCAGAGTGAAAGTCATAGACCTCGGAGAAGTCTCCATAGGTAGGAGCTCGAACACCCTCGGGAAGTTTTCCCGTAAGACCGAAACGACGAACGATAGTATTGATATCAGCCTCCTCAGCCTGATGTTGCTGAGTGAGGGTAGGAGGCCATTCCCATACACAGTCAGCGTCAGAGGCCTCGAGGAGATCATAGTTATAGGGATCACGAATGAATGGCATTTTAGTATTCCGCAGTAAAGCCAATAGGCCGTGAAGTGGGACCACCGCCCATACCGCGAACACGTTGGGCAGAACCTAGAACGTTACCAATGATGTTAGATATCTGTTCAGCAGAACCAAGATAAGGGACGACATTCCGACCAAAGCCAGACTCGTGCATTTTTGACAAGTTTTCAGCAGCAGGGACACCAGAATGCAAGAGCTTATAAGAATCACCCTGCATAAGTTGACGTATACCCATAGTAGCGGCCATCTGCTCATTGTCGAGTCTAGTAGCCGTAATATTTTCAACTTTTAGACCAGTATCAGCTTCGATATTTTTTATCTGAGCATTAACACGGCGGATTTCCGCCTGAGTAAGACCGATATTGATACCAGCAGCAACGGCTTGCATCATAGCCAAGCCTTCTTGAGCGAATTTAGTTTTAGTATCCTGATCCAGATTGGAAGCTTGAGCCGCAGAAGTAAGAACCTGTTGATTGATAAGAGGAGCAGTTACGCGATTTAGATTAGTACGAGACCAAGACTCATCCGTCTCCTGAGCCAATTTAAATTTTTCGAACTCAGTTTTAGCAATAATCGCATCAGCAGTTCGAGCATTAGCATCAGCAGTTTGAGCCTGAGCAGCAGAAGACACTTTTTGAGCCTCAGCAGCAGTCCGAGAAGCTTGCGCCTGAACATTAGAAGCCATACCAGTAGCTGCTTGAGTTTGCGTCTGAGGACTCATTTGAGTAGACATACCGCCGCCGAACCCAGCTCCGGCGGCGAGAATAGGATTAATACCCGCTTTAGAGAGATCACCGACTCGCCATTGAACCTGATTAGAACCTAACCATTGATCGAGCTCACGAGTACGTTTGTAAGCTGTTTCAGAATCCTGACGAGCATTATGCTCATTCCAGTAATCCTTGATAGTAGGAAAGTCAGACAGCGAATCGAGTATGCCCATGGGAACCTCAGAAGTGGTCGATCATGCCGGGAACCGAGTACAAAGGCATCGCCCTGGTCGACTTAACGTCGAAGAACGAATCTAGAATAAACGAAGGTTGAGAAGGCACAGCGACAACACGACTGACAGGAGCGTTAGCCGTAATAAACGTAGAAGACAACGTGGGCAGAGCCGTGAATTTTTCAGCAAGATGCCAAGCATCAAGAGGCGTAGCCGTAGTGGACTTAAACTGTCCAGTAATCATTGAAGGTAGATAACGATATTCGGCCCAGCGTTCTTGGTACCCAAACACGCCAGTATCTGTGGCCGGAATACCCTGTATATAGATTTCCTGATTAAGAATAGCCTGCTCACCAAGCATAGCGAACGCCGGCCAGTAGAAGTCATAACGAGTAGACCGCGACCACATTTTGCGGAGTCCCTGTTGATAGGACTGATCCGCGCGAACATTGATAAGACCGATAATATAGCCGTGCTCTTGAAACGACTGAGTGAAGCCATGCGAATGAGCGAGAGCCGTACCGAAAGCAGTGAGCTGGCCGATAGGTGTACCACCACCAGTAATAGTAGTAGCCGACGTCTGAGCAATCGGAGTGATATTGATAGGCGTAGTGCCGCCACCGAGATAAACAGGGCGTTGAGCCCTGTAGTCATCGAGAACAACACCGAAGTGAGCCCTTAAGAGCTCAACATGACGAGTACCAGAACGAGCGTCACGCTCGAGCAACTTTTGAATTTGGAATGATTGACGAATCTGATTAATGGTAGCAGCCGTAGCCGACGAAAGATCCGCATACAAGTTAGACGGATAGATAAGACCACCGGAAGTAACCGTGGTAGTGCTGTAGATACCTTGACCGCCGGGAGCATAACCTAGCGCGCCCGCAGTAGAACCCGGAATAGTTGAGCCAGAAGTCTGTAAGAACTGGATAGCAGCCTGAGAACCTGTGACCGTATTTGTAGCCTGAGTCTTAATAGGGGCAGAAGTACCAAGCGGAAGCGTAATCGAAACACCGCCCTTTTGTGTCCATGGGAGCGCAGACGTGAAATAGTCATGCCTTTTGCCACGCTTGAGAAGAGTGTAGTTAGACGCAGTATCAGGGCCATCACCTGTGTCGACAGTAACCGAAGTTTGTAAATTTTCGTCTCGAAACCACTGATTCCATATCAGGTTGTAGCACCTCATAGGGAGATTGTTATGAGACCACGTACCAGTAGTGAACTGACCAGCAGTAGGAAGACCCATATAGTCCTGCAAAGACTGCACAGCATAGGGCGCAGCAGCCGTAAACGTACAGACAGGAACCGTATAAGAGATAGAGTCACTAGGGTTAGTTTGTTCACCCAAGAAGTTGACCCAATGAGTCCAGACAAGACGATTCGGGACGAAGAAGAAGAAGCTATCCAGATAGAGATTGTCCATTACCGGATAGATAGGCGTAGCCATACGAGCGAACGCCGTCATTTTAAGAGAGTGAGTGTCTCCGGGAAGAACCTCGTCGACAAAGATCGGAATCAGGTAGTCATCATCGAACGTAGTTTTGTGCGCTTGTTGGCGCCGGAACGAAGACCGAGGGACGTCGGCCTTAGGAACCATAGCAAACTGGTGGACATTAACCGACTGATTCCGATGCATATTAGTTATCCTTGCCGTTTGAATTCAGAAGCATGAGAAACACGTTGTTTTGTGTCATAGATATGGAAGACAGCAGTATCCTGGTCGAACTCACCCAGAAGATAGAGCTCGAAGTCATCAGGATGAAGAGCGATAGGATTCCCGTCATTTTTGTTAGCCTCGTCCCCGAAGGAGCGAATAGCACCACCGACGGATTGAGCGAAGATGGGATTACCGTACACATCAGCTTTGATGTCACGAATAGCTAGAATTTTCAACATAGAGACCTCTTTTTGAGACGTAGTTTAGCCCGGGCAATTTCAGCCTTAGCCTGTAGACGAGCTGGAGAGTATTGATCACCCAGCTCTTGCGCCTTTAGATAGCGGTCATATTTCACAGATTCAAGCCCTAGAGGGTCGACCTTTTCACGATATTTATCATAGAACCGACCCGGGCGGGTTTTTTTTCCTTTGACGATCAAGTGATCATGGTTAAAGACATCCGAAGCCCATTTTTCTATCCAGCCTGTACCGATACCGGGCTTAAGAGACATTTTATTGAACTCGGGTAGCGCATCGAACCACTCGCCAGACGTTAGATCGAGCCATTGATAGTGTAGATCAGCATTGTTTCCAGTAACTTTTTTCATACAGTAACGAGATACATACGCAGCACTTTCATGCGTTAGTTGACCGATAGTACAGAGACCTTTGCCCCAGATTTTGTCCAACGTATTAGAGATATAGAGCTCCTCATCACCAGAACTCGAGTAGACGATAAGATCGGGAAGACGAATATTGAACAGACAGGCGTGATAGTGAGGACGTTTAGTTTCCTCTCCGTATTCAGCACACATGTAGAACCGTACACCGGGATATTGTTTACGCAGCTTTTTCATGAAGAGCTGGAAGTCCCGATAATTTACAGACGGGGGACAAGGTAGATTGTTGTCGTCGTAGGTAAGAGTAACGAAGTAGTTAGAGTCATAAAGACTAGCCTCGTGCATAACACGAGTAGCCCAGACGCGAGAACGCTCAAGCCGACAGCCGATACACTGGCCGCAAGGTAGAGTTAGTTCCCGACGAATTTTTCCACGCTCAGCGAAGACGATTTGACCGTCGTCAGTTTGCCAAGCAGTGATCGGAGAGAAGCACGCCATTACATACGATAGCCACCGCGCATCGGTGGGGGAGCCATATTGGCAGCCTTAGTGTGTGTAGTGTGTTTGCGAAAGGTTTTAGCAGACTTGTGCTTATTAGCGTGTTGACGAGAAAGAGGCTTCATTTTTACACCTGTTGGATATAGCGACCGACGCCAGCAGCGACAATAGATTCAGCATAGTCGAGATCAGTACCGAAGTAGAGCTCGAGACCCGGGAGACCGATGACGAGAACTTTGTAGAGCATTTTTTAGACACCTCCGGTGTCACCTAGCACAGTTGATATCAAGGAATTCACTGTGCTGTGGATAACCCTGTTAGTAACCTGTTAGTAACCTGTTGGCATCCTGTGGATAGCCGTAGTACATACTCATTATTATTTTCTTTATTTAAATCATATAGTTATTGTTTGGAAGTTTTTTTAAGAAGT